CACACCAAACGAGATCACCGGCGTGCTCAGATCAACCAACGCGGCACCGATGGACTGGTGGCACTACGCGGAAGAATTCGGAACCGAGCCCGTCCTTGACGCCGATTTCATCTTCGACAAGACCCAGGAAGTGCTGGCCAGAAGCCTGGCCACGCAGAACACCAACAATTGGGGATGCCAGATCATCATGGACGTTCTGCACGAAGGCATCGTCGGAAGACTCATGCCGGCGTACAGCGACCCGGGCTACATCGACCACTTCTAAAGGAGACATCATGGACCCAGTAGTAACAGGAGCCCTCATCCAGGGCGGAACCGGGCTCCTCGGAGGAATCATGGGCAGCAGCGCGCAATCGCGCGCAAATCGAGCCATGATCCAAAACGCCAGGGAGCAGCGTGCATGGGAAGAACGCATGAGCAACACCTCATGGCAGCGCGGCGTGCAGGACATGCTCGCCGCAGGCATGAATCCCATGCTGTCCTTTCAACAGGGAGGCGCATCCACACCGAGCACCACGGCGGCCAACGTCATCCCCGAAGATGCAATGGGGAAGGCGGTCACGAGCGCCGGCGGGGCGCTCGCAAGTGGCATCGCCTATTCCCAGGGACTCGCCAACATCAAGAAGACCCTTGCGGAAGCGGAATCAGCGCAGGCCGACGCACGCGTCAAATCCGCCGAAGCACCACACAGGGCAAGCAACGCCGAGGCCGCCGTCAATCAACAGATGTACCTCGTGAAGGAGCAGATCAACAGCTATATCGAACAACAGGGCCTCACGGGCGCACAACGCAAGACCGCCGAACAACTCCTAGAATCACTGACCAGGGCGGCACGGGCAGACGCAACGCTCAAGGAATCCCAGATCCCCTCCGCGAAAGCGGGGGCGGAATTCTGGGAGAGCATGGACACGAAGAAGGACGACATCAACAGCAAGGACAACTGGCTGCAAGACATCCTGGAATGGCTATTCAAGGCCCGCAACGCGGCCAAGTGAGGAAAACATGAAAATCAGCAAGAAGTACCTGGAGCAGAAGGCAGCGGCCATCTACACGGCCAAGGGACCGACGCTCACCGACCAATCCCAGGCGAACGACACGGACATCAACGTCATCGTGAAGCGCTACGCCAGAACGGGAACGGCACCTGGCGCGAAGAACCAACCGATCTACGAGGACTTTACTCAGCTGCCCAACGACCTGCGGACAGCCATCGAGTGCGCCAGGGGCCTGGCCGACGCACACGCCAAACTGCCCGACAAACTGAAAGCACTCACGCATGAACAACTGTTCGCCTTGACCAGGGACCAGATCGAGTCCATGCTCAAGCCCGAGCCCACAGACAAACCGGCAGACCCGCCGGAGGGCGTCAAGAAGGAGTAAATGCGCATATATGCGATACGCGACCGGCTGCTGGATTACTTCATGCAGCCGTTCGCAGCCCACACCGACAAGGAAGTACTTGCCGGAATTTCCAAATCACTGAACCAGGGAGACATACGCGATGACATCCAAGCGGCGCCGCACCACTACGAAATCTGGCGGCTCGGGGAAGTCGCGGCGGACGGACACATCAGCGCGACCAAAGAGTTCCTCGCCGACGTCTCCAGCCTCGTTCGCCGAGATATTCGGGGAAGCACCCCCAGTGGACAGGGAGCAAATCCGGCTCACGCGCCTCCTGGAGCGCGCACGCGAGCGCCAAGCGGCCCTCTGGAACCGGGACAAGTACCCGACCAAGTGGCACGAGGGCCAAGCAGCGGCCGCCAAGGCCCGGGAAGCGCGGAACATCAGGAACCTGCAAGAAGCCCTGAAGCAACTGACGACCCGGACGACGAATAGTTGACAAGACACACACTGCCGCCGGCAGCATGTGTCAACTGGACCAACTAGATCAAGTAAGAGTTGGTCCGGTATAAGGGGGGCGAAGGCCCCCCTTTCTCATTGAGGTAACTGTCATGGCACGTAGAAACATGAACGCACGCAGCTACAAGAAACGATTCAGCCGCGGCACCAGGAAGAGGCGCGCCATCAACGCGCCAGGCTTCAGCGTGAGAGGCGGAATCCGCCTCTAATGGCGTGTGAAGCCCCGATTAGAGCCTATGCGGCCGCCACTGGCGGCCGCATTCGCATGTACACGAAGAAAGACTGGCAGTACCACGTAGAGCCGTACACCGGCCTGGCAGTCCCATGTGGGACCTGCATACTCTGCCAGCAGGAGAAAGCAAGACAGCAAGCAGTGCGCATCGCGCACGAAGCACAGTTGCACGAAGAAAATTCCTTCGTCACACTGACATACAGACAAGACGCCGAACCGCCGAACGGAAGCCTGCGGTATGAAGACCTGGAGAAATTCCTCAAAAGGCTGCGCATTGCGCTATGGCGGAAAAAGGGTACCCGCTTGCGCTACTACGCCGTGGGCGAATATGGCGATAAGACACACCGTCCGCACTTTCATGCGTGCATGTTCGGCGAGAGCTTTACTCAGGATCGCATCATCCTGCGTGAACAGCCCACATTTCTGTGGACTAATCCCATGCTCGAACAAGCATGGGGACTCGGATACGTCAGCGTAGGCGACCTGAATTTCACGACGGCGAATTACACGACGTCATACGTGATGAAGAAGCTGACCAGGAAGCAGCAATACGTCAACGTGGACGAAGAGACAGGCGAATTGATACGCCTGGCACAACCCAAAGCATACATGTCCAGGCATCCAGGCCTGGCAGCGGGTTGGCTAGAGAAATACGGAAGCGCGGTCTACGATCACGACCACGTCGTCATCGACGGGCGGCCACAGAAGCCGCCGCGCAGCTACGACAAATGGCTCGCGCGCATAGATCCAGAGAGATCGAAGAAAATCAAAGACCAGAGAATGAAGGCGTTAGAGCCAGAAGAACCGGAAAAGACGCGCGCGCGCGCGCGTAACGCGCACGCACGCGCGAAGAATCGGAGTAAGAGCATTTGACGACGTGCGCCCAGGGGCGCTCGTCAAATGCGAGAGGGGTTACCCACAAGTTGCCCCCTGGAAGGGGACAACATGTGGATAACCGGAAGAAGAGCAGAAGAGAAGACAGAAGCACCTTTGTAAAGGAGTCAGGAAATGTTTAGAAACAACACTGCCCGGCAGCACAACTTTGCAATCATCTCGCGGCCTGAGATACCGCGAAGCAAATTCCCGATGCGACAAACCCGCAAGCAGGGTTTCAACGCGTCGGAACTCGTACCCATCATGTGCGAGGAGGTGCTGCCGGGAGATACATGGCAGCACACAGAGAACATCATGGCGCGACTCGCCACACCAATAGCCCCAGTCGTGGACGACCTGGAGCTCGAAACGTTCTACTTTTTCGTCCCGAACAGAATCACGTGGAACCCGTGGGAAGACTTCATCACGGGAGCAGACGACACCCTCATCATCCCTCGCATGATCCCGAGGGAAGGAGCAGGAGTCCTGGAAATCGACGACAACAGCGTCTTCGACCATCTCGGACTCGTCCCACAACTCTACGGCGGCGGCGGCCTGGAAGTGAACGCACTTCCCGTATTCGCGTACTTCTCAATCCTGAACGAGTGGTTCAGAGACCAGAACCTGCAACCGCCCTTCGTGTGGGACAAAGACTGGACGGTCGGCTACAGCGACGACATCGAAACAGAAGGGGGCGCGTACACCTGGCAGGAAGAATGCATCAGAGCGAACAAGCGCAGCGACTACTTCACGCGCAGCCTGCCATGGCCGCAGAAGGGAGACGCCGTCACACTGCCCCTCGGCACCGACGCGCCGATCTACACAACGGCAGCAACAGACACAGCGGTCTACATCGCGAGCACCACAGCGGGCCAGGTACGCGACGTCATGGTGACCGCAACCACACCGCCAACGCCGGCCAGGTGGAGTGGTGAACTCACATCCGCACCGAACGTATTCGCCAACCTGGCAGACGCAACGGCAAGCACCATCAATTCCATCCGCCTGGCATTCCAGACGCAAAAACTCCTGGAGCGCGACGCGAGAGGAGGCAGCCGGTACGTAGAGCAGAACCTCGCCCATTGGGGCGTAAGGACACCGGACTACCGCGTCCAGAGACCAGAATACCTGGGCGGGAGCAAGTTCCCCGTCACGGTAAACCCGATCGCGCAGACCACCTTCGCGACTGACACGGGAACGGGAACCGGAGACGCGGCCCTCGGCAACCTCGGCGCGGAAATGCACGCAAGCAACCGCAAGCGCACGTTCACATACAGCGCAACCGAACACGGCTACATCATCGGACTGATCGTGGCCAGGGCCACACCGACATATCAGCAGGGCACACGGAGACACTGGCGGAGACGCACACGCCTGGACTTCTACTTCCCGGTGTTTTCACACCTGGGAGAGCAAGCGGTCGCAACGCAGGAGATTTACCAGCCGGCAAACAACACGCCGGCAAACGCGACCTGGGGCTACCAGGAACGGTGGGCCGAGTACAGGTACACACCAAACGAGATCACCGGCGTGCTCAGATCAACCAACGCGGCACCGATGGACTGGTGGCACTACGCGGAAGAATTCGGAACCGAGCCCGTCCTTGACGCCGATTTCATCTTCGACAAG